AGGCTTGTCCCGTAAGTGCTTAAAATTAAGAGGTTCCTGTATTTCAATGGGTTGTGGCTCATAACCTGAAGGTCGTAGGTTCAAATCCTACTCCCGCAACCAGACTTTCTAACAAGATATCAAAGGCTTAGGCCGAAGCAAGGTGCCCCACGGGGCGCTTTTTGCGTTGCAACACAGCGCGACACGTTCCCACAAGATTCCAAAGGCTTACAGCCGTTCCCATTTCCTCCGTGCAACACCCATGCGACACGGCGTTGGCGGTATGTTCTTGAGGTGTTCCAGCAATACAGCTTGTTGGCTGCGGGGCTTTCCTGTTGGATGGCCTAAATTAGATCCAATCGATTGGTGCACGCATGCCTGTCTACGAGTTCGCCCATGACCGCATCCTCCCCCTTCGCAGGACCACCTTTAGCGAGATGCAGATGCAGGAGAGACGCGACTTGCAGCGTTTGATCCGTGAAAGTGTTGGGGTCATTGCGCCCGACACATTGGTGATCGCCGAGGAGTTCGGTGAGTGGAGCGAGTCGCGGCGGAGGATCGATTTACTTGGCATCGACCGCGATGCCAACATCGTCGTCATCGAGCTCAAGCGCACCGAGGATGGTGGGCACATGGAATTGCAAGCCCTTCGCTATGCCGCAATGGTCTCGACCATGACATTCGATCAGGCCGTCGACGTGTTCGAACGATACCAACGCCAAGTCGGCAAAGCAGACATTGACGCCAGGTCAGAACTGCTGGAATTCCTCGGTTGGGATGAACCCGACCACGATCAGTTTGCGCAGGATGTGAAGATCGTCCTTGCCTCAGCCGAGTTCTCCCGCGAGCTTACCACGTCGGTGCTCTGGCTGATCGGGCGCGATATCGACATTCGTTGCGTTCGACTGCAGCCTTACGATTTGGAAGGTAGAGTACTCGTCGATGTTCAGCAGATCATCCCGTTGCCCGAGGCAGCCGAATACCAGGTTCAGGTTCGTGAAAAGGCCCGCAAGGAGCGCGAAGCGCGCACGAGCGGTGCCGACTTCACTCGGTACGATGTTAGCCTCGGGGCAAAGAAATACTTGGCGGAGACCAAGCGCAGGGCACTTTATCTCGTGTTCCGGCATTTGGCAGATAGCGACCTTGACCCCGAAGAACTGGTGAAGCTTTGCGGGCGGCGCGCCGGTCGGGCCCTCTATGCCGTGGACGACGAGGTCTCCCATGGTGAATTCCTGCGGCTGGCTGAAATAGCGACGACGGCCGGCGGTCGGAAATTCAGGCCAACCCGCTTTTTCTGTAGCGATGAGGAATTGATACGTCGCAACGGTCGCACGTTCGCCTTCTCGAACCAATGGGGCGGCGACGATTGGTTGCAAGCCATGTCTGGGCTGCGCGACGCGCATCCGGAGAAGGACATCACGTTCACTCCAGTCGTGGGCGATTAATTGCGGGATCGACTTGCTACGCTGGCATTCGCTAGCAACATGCTCCGTGACGCCAATTCGGGGGAAATGCCATGCGCAAGACTAACGACGCCGCGATGGACGCGTTTATCACCGCCAAGACTGATATCGACACCATGCTCGTGCGGCTGGCCACCCTCAGTGCTGACCACTTCAGCTAAAGCCCCGGCGATGTGAACTGGGGCCATGTTGGCACGCTGGACCACTACCGCGCCCGCCTCCGCGAAATCACCTACATGGCGTTCCACGAGTGCGAACACGCTGTCTGATCCTTACGCCGCGACGGTCGCCACACCATCCAGCCGCACCGCGACGCTGGTCGTGCCACTCCCTGCCGCCTCGGTGGCAATCCCCACGAGGAAGCGCCCAGTCCCGGGCACATTGATGTTCTTCGCGGTGTTGTCCCATGCAACTCGGGTGCCGACGGTAAGGACCGCCGCGCTGGCCTTGGGAAGTTGGAACACCCCCATGGTCGAAAGCTCGACCGGATCGCCGTCTGCCGAGGCATAAGCCGCGATGCCGAAGATGCTGCCGACGATGATCGCGTCGCCCGACGCAATGCCGCCAGTGGGTGTGGTGACCCGGACGATGTGGCCGTTCTGGACGTAGTTCTTCATGGTCAGAGTCCTTTCGAGGATTGGATGCGGACGACGGAAACGCGCTGCGGTCCGGTGCCAGCGATCTGGCGGTTGAGGTCGCCCAGCGCCGCTGCCATCTCGGCGTCGCTGGCATAGGTCACGCGCTTGCCGTCGTATTCGACGACGCGGATGCCCTGATAGCGCGCGGCCATTAGGGCATCGCGCCAGGCGGTTAGTTGGGCGAGGTCAGCCATCCTCACGCACCGGCGTTCATGAACCAGCCGCGGTGATCGATAAAGCCTGCGCCGAAGTCCAGGATCACCCTGATCTCGACACCGTCCACATCCCAGCCCGAGCGGCTTTCGACCTGCGGCCCCTCGTTGCCCGACAGATAGGCGAACTCCAGGCCGTCGATCTCGCTGGGGTCGGCAGTGATATACCAGCGGGTGGCGCTGGAAAGGCGCGGTTCCACGACCAACGAGAGAGATCCCGAGAAAGGGTTCACGTCGGCGGCCGTGGCAGGTGCGATTGTTGCCAGCCACTTCTCGGCCACGGTCTCCAGCGCAGGCGGCACCAGTAGATTTTTCGGCGTAACTCGGATTGTGCGGTCCTCAATCCCCTTTTGGGTGCGCAGCGCCAGCCGGGCGGCAGAGAGCGTCGCATCGGAAATCACCGCGCCGGTGCCTGCCCTGTTGCCATGGTCGACGTGGAACAGAGCCTTGGTGTCCGACAGGGTTGGGCCGTTGCCGCTGTTGGCCTCCAGCAGGGTCACGAGGATCCGCGCCTCTGTCTCGGCCGCGCCCTGACCCATGCGACGGGCGAGGTCCGAGAACGCGCCAAGGTCATCGTTCACCAGCACCTGGCGAGTGATGCCGATCTTGCGCGCCCACGTCTCGATCTTGTAGGCCTCATGGGCCTCGGCCATCGTCCCGGCCTTGATCTCGCCGTGCTCGTTGAGCTTTTCCAGTAGAGGGGCTTCGCCAAGCATGATCTTGTTCACCGCCCGAAAATCCCGCGCCGAGGTCTGTCGGCCAAGGCGACGGATGCCGGACGGCGCAGCCTGATAAGCGTCGCGCAGCACGCGGCCCACCGTATCCCCGAGGATGATCGGGAAATCAGAGGTCGTATGCAGGGCGCGGGTGACGAGGCTGGCAGGAGACAGCGCCATGGTGGACTCGCCCCGCAGCGTTAACAGTTCCTTGGCCATGTCCACCGGCGTGGCATAAGCGTAGCGTCTAGCTGGGTCGGACAGTTGGTGCCGGGGATTGATCCGCGCATAGAGCGCCTCGCCCATCTGCCGCGCGCGCAGGGCGGGGTCATCCTGGCTCTCGCCGATCTCGACGCGGACCTGTTCAGTGCGGATCGTGGGCGCGCTTCGGCTGGCCAGCGCCTCGAAGGCCGCGCGGCGGGCGGTGTCGGCATCGGCATCAGCGTCGATCTGGCCATCGATCCAAGTTTGGTCCAGCCCGGCGATGCTGGCGATGGAGCGGATTTCGGTGTTGATCGTGGCGCGGGTATTTGCACCGTTGTCGTTTGCAACGGTGCTCCGGATATCGTCGGGCATATTGTTCTCCATTCGAATATGGGCACCGGGGTCTGCGGGCGTCGGCACCAGGGAAATTTCATGCGGGGTCCAGCGCACGGCGGTCAGCACGCGCGCGCCGTTCTCGGTGGTCTCTGTCCAGTCCTCGACCGAATAGCCGACGGAGACATGGCGCAGGATACCCGACAGCACGTCCTGCCAGAGCGGTTCCACCTCGGGCCGGGCCGAGAACCGGATCATCGCCGTACCGCGCTGGCCATCGACGGCAGCGGATTGCACGTTGCCGAGCACATCGCGCACGGCGGATTGTCGGTGGGCATCCAGCACGCTGGCCCCTTGCAGGCGCGATAGGTCCACCGCTTCCGGCGCAAGGCTGAGGCGTTCGATGTATTGCCCAGCCATGTCGCGGCGGCGCACGGGCGCGCCGGTGGACCAGATCACCTCGACGGTGCGGGCGTCGCGGTCGGCGCTGGCAGGGGCCAGATTGGCACGGCGGGTCAGCAATTCAGTCGTGTCATTCATTGGGTAGGTCCTCTTTGGCGACAGTCACCGGCGCACCGAAGCTCAGGCCAAGCGCGTCGGTCCGCGCTTTGTCAGCGGCAATCTCGGCATCGACTTGTTCTGCGTCATAGCCCCGTTCCGAAATCGCCTGCCTGCGGCTCTTAAGCCCGGCGTTGATGGCGAGGATCTCTGCCTCCACGTCCTTCTTCGGATCGACGTAATCGAACTTGGGCGGGAGCCATTCGCAGGAAAGATAGGCAGCGGGATCACGGTCGAAATCGCGGGCGGGCAGGTCGCCGGACAGTACCGCCAGCCGCACGAAGCGTTCCCAGACTGGACGGCAGAACAGATGCACCACGACGTTGTGCTGCAACTGCTCAACCCGACGGCGAAACTCGATCAGCCCGGCACGGATCGAGGAATAGGTGACGCCCTCCAGATCGCCCGAGACCAGCTCGTATGGCAGGCCCATCCCCGCAGCCACAGCGCGCAGGTGGTTTTTGACGAAGGGGCCGTAGGCGTCGCTCTCGGTCGGATTGGAAAAGCGGATGTCGGTGCCAGGCGGCAAGGGGATCAAGCTGCCGGGTTCCATGCCAACGGTCAACGCGCCGCCATTGTTGGCGCCGGTCAGCCCACCCGCCGTGCCATCCGGGTCGGTGATGAAGCCTGTGAACAGCGCGGCAACCTTGGCCTTCACCAGTGCTGCATCCTCGAACTGGTCCAACTCGTGAAGGCGCAGCAGCACGGGTGCAAGCCAGGTGATCCCGCGCAACTGTCCAGCCGCCAAAGGTTTGAACAGGTGCAGGCAGTCGGTCGCGGGGATGCGCAGCGGCTCCAGCCGCAACGACGCCAGCGGATCGCCCGGCCGATCCCGCGACACCCAATAGGCCGTGCGCTGCCCAGCGCCGTTGAACTCGATGCCAGCCCGGATGCGCGCGCCGCCACCGATATCGCGGTGCAGGTCCAATGGCACCTGGTCGCGGTCCAGCAGGTCGATGTGCAGCGGAACAGCCGAAGCATCGGTCACGACGCGCAGGCGGGCGAAACTCTCACCGCCCTCGATCATCGCCCGCACAGCCATGGCCTGCATCCCGTAGAAATCGGCCAGCCCGCCTGCATCGGCATGATCCGTCCAGCGCAGCCAGAGCACCTGAAGCCGTTCGCGCACGGCGCGGTCGGGATGGGTAGATTGCGGCTTGATCCCCGCGCCGACGACATTGCCGACCAGGCTGTCCACCGCCGCCGCGACCCACGGGTTGTTGCGCGCATACCACCCGGCCCGCCGTGCCGCCGTTGTCGCTCCTGCGAGGATGG